TACTTGTACCATTCTAATCCTAAGTCATCAGTAAGCGTTGCATTGTAGTTAGCACTAAACTGATTTAAGCTATCTGTTACAATTTGCTTCGTATATCTTACTAATCTTCCATCGCCAGTGTCAGTATTAAGCATGAACTCACGAGCTTGCTCGATGAAATCTGCTCTGCTTCCGCCTGTAGTTACATTCTTAACGAGTATGTCCTTGATTGGTCCTGTATAGTTAGCACCTATTGCATCCTGGCCAAGTTGCTCAATCACGCTATCTTGTGCAAGCTGTTGTATCTGCTCAAGCACTGATGGCACTTTATACTTGCCTACTACTGCAGTAAAGTAATCACGCTGTAATGCTGAGATAGTTTTATAATCTTCAATGATTGCATCAAGATCATCCTGATATTCTTTGCTGAAGATTGTTTTGTCAAGCTCTGCTTTAATCTTTGCAATAGTCTTGATGTTCTTAACTGAAGGCTTGATTTGTCCTCCAGTAGTTTCGAGTTCAGATGAAAGCTCAAGCACGACCTTATAGGCATCTTCTTGAAGCTTTGGCATCTTTGTATTCCAAGCATCAATTCGAGCTTCTATAAGGTCTGTAATCTGCCTTATTATTGCATCTGCTTTAGCCATCTATTATAATCCTGTTGGAGGTATTGCTTTTGGAGTTCCTACTACATTAACCGCTTGCTCTTCAGTGAAGCCATAAATCTCAATCAATAATGCAATCGCTGCATCTCTATCTGTGATTCCTTGTGCTACTGATTTCTGAATCTCAAGGATACCTTGCACTCCTCCTACTGTTCCTTTCAATGTAGCTTGAGCATCTAATCTCTTTTGATCTACTGAGTCAGGAACTTCCATTCCTTGCACTGGCACTCCACCTGTTACTACTTTAGGAGCTGTTAATTCAGTTGCATACTGTTGCATGATTTTCTCTTGTTCAGTATAAGTCATATCAGCAAAAGAGTCAATTTCATTCATAGCACGAGTAACAAACTTACTGATGTTAGCATGTACTACTAAATCACTTTTGTTAATTGCATCGAATGTTTTTAATAAGCTAATATTTTCTTCAGGTACTCCTGCGAAAGGATCAAGTTTAAGTTTTAATATCACAAGGTCTTTTACTTTTGACTCATTAAATTTCTTATCTGCTAACTCAATCTGTGCTGCATTGATAATTGCAGGATCAACTTTAGCTTGTACCATTGATGTAAGTTCATCTACTAATACCTTTCCACTAAGCATATCATAACGCTCAGGTACTGGAATATAAGGAAGTAATTCATTCACATCTACATTTTGTGCATAGTGCCTCCAAGCAAGAACATCATAAGAAACTTCATCCATAATTCTCACTACATCTTCTGCAATCGAGTGAACAAAACTGTAAAGTTCTTCTCTATCTACTTGCTTAGCAACTCCTGATTGTGCGATTGGAGTTTCAGCTAAGAATTCCATATTGATAGCACTTAATGCATCATAAATATGCTGTCTAATTCTTTCTTCTTGTAATCGAGCAATCTCAGTTTGCTTCTGAACATAACCAATAGGAGGAGTGATAGCATTATTCTCTCCAGCTTTAGGCATAGGCATAACAATATGCTCGAATGGATTCAATGGAAGCAATCCTTTACCTGAACAGCTTGGACATGATATAGGTGCTGAGTTCTCTCGTGGAATTTCTCCAACTCCTTTACATCTACCGCACTGCTGAGGCTGGATGGCCCACATGGTTGAGTGAATGTGCTGAACAATCTCTGCTTGTAAATCACTGTATTCACGCACTGCTTCGTTAAGCATTGGTACGATTCCACTGATACGAGATTCATATAGTGTGCAATGGTTGCCTTGTTGCACTACCATTCCGTTCATATGTCGGATAGGAATATAACCTAAGACATTGGGGAATTGGAAGACCTCAGATACCTTTCCATTCTTCTCCTCAAATACCTGAAAGATATCAGGCTGGATAAGATAGAATCTTCTGCCGTTTGTATAATAATAATCATCCTCTTCATAACTGAACATTTCAGCGTCTTGCAACAAATAGAATTCATTGATTCTATAGTCGATGACCTGTGCAGAGGTAAATATTTTTGGATATGGTTTAAAATACTCATTCTCTTGGATGTCGTAATTGATAGGCATAGTTAATACCACAGCATTAGCATCTATCAAATATGGCTTGAATGCTACGCTGAACATCCAATTCGTGATGCTTCCATTACGAGGCAAGTCCTTCATTAAGTACTTCTCAGGTGCTTCATCCTCCGCAATGAATGCAGGAATATTAGTTGGGAAGCTTATCATCCAATCAGAAGACTTACGGATCTTCATCAAGCTATTGTACACTTTCGTGAACACTGGCTTAGTGATTGGAGTGAATATCTTTTTACGATAGTTTTTAATTTCTTCACTCTCCGCTGGTCTGCGTTCTGATATCAGATCATCAGGAAATTCTCCATCAGCATGGATAGCTAACTCTTCAGCTAATTCTACTGCATCATGGTAGTATGAATGTCTGTATTTAGAACTTAAATACGGCTCAAGGAATGCTGGTGTTACTGCTGCCATTAAATTACTTTTCTTTCACTTAGTTGGTTAAATTTTTGAGCAATTTTCATGCTCGGCATGTTCATCCTGAAGGATGCGTTTTTCGCAAGTTCATCATAAACCTGCATTTGTTGTTGAGGAATCAATTTACCTCCTACGCTGAAAGCCATCCATCCTTTTTTAATAGCCATTGCTCCAGGAAATCCTTTCATCGCAGGCTGCCAATAGGTTGGCTGATATGGTGCAAGATGTGGCTGATGATTCACGCTAATTAGTGATAAATTAAAGTAAGGCTCATCAGGTCTATCTCCAGCAAATTCTCTTACCTTTAACTTGTTATCATCATAGTACATCTCAGCATTAGCAAAGATAGTATAAGTTAAGTCATTTTTCTTGAAGTATATCCACTCAGATGATAAATCATACCACTGCTCAACTTCTCCATAAGCCTCTGCAATATCTTCTTTTGTGGTCCACTCACTAATTCCTTTTACTAAATCATCCTTGCCACGATTAGCCATAGTCCAATCTACTGTGCTCATAGACCTCCAAAACTCGTTGAAGTCTGCCATCGGACTGAATATCATGTCTGCATCTACAAACAATGTTTCCTCGAAAGGACTTAATTCCGCAAGGTAGAACTTATTCACTAATGGCTTCTCTGACTTAGGCTCAATGATGTAATCAAATATCATTTTTTGTCCAGGATGTAAATGTCTTAATCCTTCTGCATCAGCAATCACTGCTACCTGAACATTCATATCCGCTGACTTAGCTGATAAAGCAAGATTGTATGCATACTTGCCATACAATGGATGCTTCATTGCTATTGTTACTATTCCTCTCATATACAATTTTTATTATACAATGTAGGCTCATTCTGTGCCATTAGAGCCACTTTCGATTGAGCAAGGTTATACTTACCATTCTCGCCCCATTCAGGCTCGTAATCCTCTGCAATGCAGAAGAACTCAGTTCCACTTATAGTCAATGTATCTGATAACAATTGAAGTCTGATAACATCATGTGTAGGCTCATCTACATAGTCAAACCATGCAGTTCTAACTTTGCCACTTTGAGCATAGCTTCTGAACATAGTTCCACTTGAATATAAATATTGTTCTGTTTTGGTAGGATATAATGGATTAAACTGAAGTAATCTCAATCGTTGAATTAAACTAAATGATACTAATGAAACTGGATCACTAAAATAAAAACCAAATGCATAGCCTTGATTATCGCCTTCTACTATTACTGAACATTCATGGCTACCTGTTGCCTTGTAATTAATTACAGTATAAGATTTAGTAGTTACACTTGTACAAATATCTTCGACAGTTATTGTGTAACAATCACTATTTAAAGGACCAGGTACATCAAAAGCTATTAAGTCATCCCATTCAAAACACCATATCATTCTATCTTTATAATATGTGATTGGATTCTGAGCACTACTTGAATCATACCATATTGAAGCTGGAGAGCCATCAGGATAAGTAACTGATATACGCTGATCGTAGCACATCTCTTCAAACTTGATATCGTAAATAATTCCATTCTGAGCCTCAGGATTAGCCAATATAAAAGGCTGTGCTGTTGCTCCTGTATAATTAAAAAACTCTGCAAATTCTCCATTAATATAAGTCTTTGCTAAAGTAACATTAGCACTATCTTGAATCTCCATGTATGCAACAGTATCTTCAGGCATATTAGTTACCTTATAACTTAACTTGTAATCTTTACCATTAGTAATATTACTTGAAATAGTTAAAGGAAATGCTGTTGCTACAGTTCCATCTATTTTCTGCCATCCATTTATCGACTCTACATATGTCCAATGTGCATTAACACTACTATTAGGTACTACGCATTGTCCTGATGTTACATTTCTAATGACTAAATTCTTAATTGTAACTGTTGAAGTATTGCAATAAAATGCAAAGTCTAAACCTATATATGAACTAACTAATAGACATCTTCTGCCATCAATGTTAGTTTCAAAATTATTTAATAAGTTAACCCAGTTCCAACTGTTTGTTATGTTATCGCCAAAGCCAATATTAAAATCTCCACCATTATCATAAGTAAATTCAAAACTAATCAAGAACACATCTGCAATGACTCCTGGTAGTGTTTGGTATAAACCAATATCGGATGCAGTAGGATCTGATGTAGCTCCATTAACTGTCCATGTCCAAGTTGTAGGAGGTCCTATAATAGTTCCTGTTGAAAAATCATATTCAGTCCAACTTGATAAATCAGTTGCAAAGCTTCCATTAACTACTTCATCATTGTATGAAGTCATAGCACATGCATAATCAGTTGCTACAGGTTCATTGATAAACTGAATGCAAGTAGTATCTCCTGATTGAGCAAGTTGTGCGTAAGCTCTAACATCATTGTTTAAACAAGACTGACCTGCAAATAAAGGATCTTCAAATAATATTGGTTGGTTAGGTATAAAACTAATTGCCATTATTCTTACTTATTAATTTGATAGTAGCCACTCCACGATTATGATTATAGGTTAGTTCCGATATCCATCCTCTGCGGTAAGGCTGTCCATTCATGTTAAATTGTACTGTGCCGACTGTGTTTGCCATGATGATATCGAAATCATCTTGACACATTGGATACTCCATCTCATAAAGATATAACGGAATATCAGCATTATCTACTGTTACAAAGATACCTCCACCGATTGAATTATCCACGCATTCTAATGATGAATTAGCCTCAAATTGAGCAGTAATTGCAAGTGTTGAAGCAGTCTTTTGAGCTCTAAATATTACATACCAGCCATCATTCAGAATCAATGGTCCTGTGAAATTATATCCTTGATTAGGATTAGCCTGACTCATTGTTATTAAGTTACCAAATTGATTATTGCTTTGTAATACATTGGCTGCATCATATATGAATGCATAGATTCCTACTGTACAATTTTGTAATCCTGTAGTATATCCTGTACTCGTTGCAGTTAATGCAATATTAAAATTAAATACTCCTGCAATAGGTGCTGTAAACTTATTCGCTCCATCATAATGACCTCCATTGTTGAAAATAACATTAGTAAAGTTCATTGTAGTTAAAGCTCCAATAGCATATGCTGTTAACTGAGTAGCTTGGAATTCTCCTTCTCCTTTTACTCCTGTGTACTGAGCTAAATCGCCTGGCAGTCCTCCACGATAACGGTTAAGAATGTAGCTATTAGTTAAGTTAGTATTAAAGTAGTAATAGATTGGAGGAGTTATTAAACCTAAGTTGTTATAGTTCCATGTTTGGCCTGATGTAGGAGAGAAGTATTCCGTTTCAACTAAGAATAAATTACTATCATAATCTTGAAATCCATTCAATTGCTGTGCAATTACATTGCTTGATGTGGCCCAATCAGTGCCTAACTCAAGTGCTGTATCGATGTTGCATTCTCCTTGTACAATATATTCCTCAGGACCAAAGCCAAAGAAGTGTATCTGCTCAGGAAACAATCCTTGATCCGTTACTACACTACTTCCTACATTTACTTTAGCGTATATACTTTTAGTATCTACTTTGCTAATAACTTCATAAACATCCGATGCAGTAAAGATATTTGCATTAGTATATTGATAATCTCTATTCTCAATTCTAATAGTAGGATATTCTCCATAAGGATTTTCAACAATCATTACTAATGGAATCCTGCGATTAATCTCATTGAATAAATCATCAAAGCTGAACTGCGATTGACTAAAGTCATTAGTTCCGCTTCCATTTCTAATATTGATACCTGTTGTAATGCATAAACCTTTCCATCCAAATCCTAATAATGAGCCTTCTTTTTCATCAGTAAAGGTAGTAGTCTGTAAGTAATCAGATGTAAATTGAAGCCTTCCATCACTCATAAACTTTATTAGATATTCAAAGGCATCATATACTCGATAACAATTAACATTAGGCTGTGCAACAGCTAAAGTAGCTATATTTAAAAAGTCCACTTGATACACTGGAGGTGTTGTTATACTAACTCCATTCTTACTCTTACCTGAATCTAATGTAGTGCTGATGCTCTTATTGTTATTGATCATCGCAAAGTATGAGTTATCCTCAATCTTTACTGTTGCAGTGCAAGTCCTCTCATTAAATTGGATGTCTGACATAAATAAGTTACCACGCAATAATGTACGGTAAGTGATTCCATCAGTACTTATTCTAACTTCAAACTTAATCTTAGTGCAATAGCCATCAGTGCGGAGCTTTGTGTATAAATAATCATAAGCTTCTCCAGTGAAATCGACATCAGTATCTTGATTCGCAAGTACTGAGTTATACTCATAATCTCGCTTGATAGTTGTTTCAATATCTTCCCATCCTTTGGGAGCATCAAATATTATATCATCTAAAAGAAACTGCATCATGATCTTCTAAGGTTTTGACCTCTTAATAATTCTTTAGCCATCGCTCTGCCTATCATCCCAGCATTACCTACTTCAACTGTCTTATTCTTTCCTAATGCTCTGCTCAATGCATAAGTATCTACCGAAGCAGTTACTGACTGTCGGCCACCTGATGAAGTTCTGCTCATTACAAAGTTATTGATTTCTGATGGACTAATCTTCTTCTCGTAGATGGCTTTGATAGTTGGATGATATGCTTTGTTGGTCT